ACATTCACATCATCTAAAAGTCAGGCAACAGATTATTACCGTTCACTTGGCCCATTTACAAGGTTAGCTTTACAGAAGAAATTTGAACACGTTATCTGCCAACAAGAAAGAGCGCAGTGGCATGACATTTATAACACTGACATTGTATTAATACAACGACCTAACTCTACTGCATCTCTGGGAATAATGGCAGATGCAAAGAGGATGGGAAAGAAGGTGATAATTGACTTTGATGATCACCTATTGGAAGTGCCAGAGGATAATCCGGCTAATCATTATTTTGCTAATCCACAAGTACAAAAGCAAATACAAGATACTTTCCTGTTTGCCGATGCTGTCATAGTATCTACTAAAAAGCTATATGACCTTTACTTTCCAATGTGCCAAGGAAAGATTCCTATGTTCATTATTCCTAATGGATGGAATCCAACAGACCTACCAATGTTCGAAGTAAAGGAAAGGCATACTCCTACAAGGTTTGTATGGAGAGGTGGAAGTACACATTTTGCAGACTTACATACCATCAAGGCTGAAATAAATCAGATGATAGAAATGAATACAGAAGTCACGTTTTTTGGCTTAAATAAGTTTATGATGTACGACTTAAATAAGAAAGCTATCAATGTTGACTGGTCATCTATGTTTGTGTACTTTACATTCATGCAGCGCATAGAAGGTGACTTTGGTTTTTATCCATTAGTTCGTAATGATTTTAATCAAAGTAAAAGCAATATCTTTGCCATAGAGTGTATCGCTAATGGAATGCCAGTCTTAGCAGATAGTTACTTTCCAGAGTTTAATATACCTGGTGTGATACATTACGATAATCCTAAAGACTTTATAGATTTAGTTACTGATATCGTTGATGGCAATATTAATAAGGTAGAAAGAGTTAAGGCAGGAAGACAATATGTTAAAGAAGTATTACACATAGACTTACTAAACAAGAAGCGATGGGAGATATTAAAAGGGATATAGATGCCATACATAAGCAAGGGAATAGGTAGTACCATACATAAGGCTAAGATGCAGCGCACACCAAGCGGTGACCAAGGCAGCTATAACAACGCATGGCATAAGATGAGCAAGGCATACAGACGTGCTAATCCTTTATGTGAATGCTGCATAGTCTTAGGTATAATGACAGACATAACACCAGGTGATTACAAGGGATGCGTCGACCACATGATACCTATCACGCGTAATGGTTCAATGTATAATCTAAACAATCTATTAGCATTGTGCAAGTCATGTCATGATACTAAGTCAGTCAATGAGAAGGGCAACATAGCACCAGTAAACATACACATGGATGTGGATGGCAAGTATATACCTGCGGACAAGGCACAGGTCATAGCATGGTTAGCGGACAAGGTGAGGAAGAGGGCAGAGGTCGAGGGCGAAGCCGTGCGAACAGGGCAGAGGTCGGTGGAGACGGGGGAGGAGGAAAAATTATAGGAAATACTAAAACATCGTACTGTGCAGAAAGGAAGACATCAACGCAAAAAAAAAGCATAAGGGTATATGGACAAAACCGAAAGTGTAAAAGACATAAAGTATCATTTTAAGCAAAAAGACATTGGAGTGTTTAATACTGGTAATATTGATGCTATAACAAGCTTATTGTATCCAAAATGTCAAGTGTATGGTTTTACAGATGGCAAGTTTAGTTTAATTGATGTTATATATGCAGTATTAAAGAAAATAGGTAATTCTGACATTGTTATCTGCACTTGGTCTGCAGGTATAAAAGACAGTCATAACATAAAATGGATGTTAGAGACAAATATGATTAATACTATTAAGATTATTACAGATATGTCTTTTCCATCCAGGAAGAAAAATTATTCTGTTGCTATTGATGAATTATTTGGCACTGAAAATATTAGAATGGCTCGCGTTCATGCAAAATTTGTTTTGCTTAAAAATGAAAATTGGAATATTGTAATTAATACTTCAATGAATTTAAATGCTAATAAGACAGTAGAGAATTTTCAAATAATTGATGATGTTGTACTTTATGATTTTATGGATCAATATTGCAACGTACATTTTGAAAATCAATCAGCTGGTTTTGTTGTTCCGTTTGCACAGATACAAAAAAGCTATAAAACATTTGTTAACAGTCAGATGGAATCTGAAAAGGAATGGTGGAAATTTTAATATGGAATATACTAACGAATCTGAGGAAATAATAATAAACTGTGGTGCATTTGGATATAAAGCAGATGTAATAGCATCTTTGCTTAGAACAGATGTATTTATTATTGAAAATGCTATGCTTAATGATAGTGAATTTATAAAACTATATAAATTTGGAAACGACATGGCAAATTATAAAATTGATTTAAAATTATTTGAAATGGCTAAATCTGGTGATATAAAAGCTATGCAGGCATTTCAAGCTAAAAGACTTATAAACAATGGGGAGGACTAAATTGCCAACAGAATTAAAATTGTTAAAAGGTACATTGGAAAAATCTCGTACACTAAAAGATGAGATGAAACCAACACCTATTAAAAATTTACCATATCCTCCGACATGGCTTGGAGAGATAGCAAAAAAAGAATGGTATGCTATTACAAAAGAATTACATAAACTTGGAATGCTTACTGATTTGGATTTGTCAATATTAGCAATATACTGTAACGAAATTGAAACTTACATTGAATGTAATGAGATTTTGAAAAACAAAAGCAGAGTGCAATTATTTAAAAATCCAGATGGATCATTAAAATATGCTGCACAAAGTAGTTTTCAAAAAATAGCTAATGATTGTGTTGCTAAAGCTATTAAAATAGCTGGTGAGTTTGGACTTACACCTGCCAGCCGTACAAGGATTGGCACTGGACTAAATGTAGATAGTGATGATCCATTTCTTGAATACCTTAAATTTAAATAATTATGGAACAAGTTAAAGAAATTGCCATCTCCATCCTTGCCTCTGCCGTTGCTCTCGCACTTATTTCGGTGCCAGTGTACATTATGTGGAATTGGCTTATACCTAATATTTTTAATCTGCCATATATTGACTATGTTGAGGCATGGGGTTTGATGGCTTTTGCAGTTTTGCTAAATAGTATTTTTGGATTGACTGTAAAAAGTAAAAAAGATAAATGAAATTTATTGAGGATGTTGTTTCGGGGAAGTTATTAATAGGCAGTTACGCAAGGTTAGCAGTTGAACGGCATCTGAATGATTTAAAAAACAAAGACTGGGAATATACTTACTCCGAGGCTCATGCAAATAGGGCCTTTGGCTTTATCTCTGCCCTCCGGCATACCAAAGGAGAATTTGCTGGGCAACGGTTTAATATCCAACCTTTCCAGGAGTTTTTCATAAAGGTACTGTTTGGGTGGCAGAGAAAAAATGGAGGCAGACGATTCCGCAAGGCATACCTTGAAATAGCAAGGAAGAACGGTAAGACAGAGTTAGCTGCTGCCATTGCGGTGTACTGTTTCCTATGTGACAATGAAACGGGAGCGGAGGTGTACACAGCTGCGACTACGAGAGATCAGGCAAGGATAGCATTTGATACGGCAAAGGTGATGCTTAAATCACTAAAGGCAGATTCACGCACATTTAACAAGTTAGTTAATGTTTTAAAGTATAACTGCAATGTGCCATCCACTAATTCCAAATTTGAGGCAGTTGCATCGGAGGCAGATACACTGGATGGTTTAAATCCTCACTATGCAGGAATAGATGAATATCATTCACATAAAACAAGTGACGTTTTAGAGGTAATGGAGACTGGTATGGGATCACGTTCACAGCCATTGCTCCTAATTACTACTACTGCTGGCTTTAATCGTGAATCACCTTGCTATATGTTCCGGAAAGTAATGGTTGACATTTTAGAAAATAGGAAAGTAGATAATAGCGTTTTCCCTCTGCTCTTTTGCCTTGATGAAGGTGACGATTGGCAGGATAAAAAGAATTGGACAAAATCCAATCCTAATCTTGGTGTTACTCCTTACATCAGTTACATGGATGACCAATTCCAAAAGGCATTGAACGAAGGATAAGAATCTAAATGTATGGACAACTACCTCCAGCGTTTGGATATCTAATAGTTATATTGAACAAACAAGGTTAAAAGTAGATGATGATATTCTTTATAATAAAAAATGCTTTGCCGGCTTAGACCTTGCCTCTACTCGTGACATTGCGGCCTTAGTGCTTTGTTTCCCTGTGCAACAAGGACTTGATAAGCCACATATAAAATCCTATTTCTTTTGTCCAGAGGATAACGTAAGGGAGAGGTCGCTATCTGATGGAGTGCCTTATGTTCAATGGGCGCAGGATGGAGATATAATTATGACAGATGGCAATGTTACTGACTACGACTTTATAAAAGCTAAAGTAATTGAGTTAACAACAAAATATAAAATAGAGTGTATAGCGTTTGATAGATGGAATGCAAGTCAACTTGTTATACAGCTTACAAATGATGGAGCAAATATGAAACCATTTGGACAAGGCTTTATTTCCATGTCTGCACCAACAAAAGAAATAGAAAAGATGTTTTTATCTAATGAGATTACTCATGATGGAAATCCAGTAATGGAA